ATCTGCTTCCATCTCTTTGAATATCTTATGATAAGATGGATTATTAATTAAGGATTTACATTGAACTGCAAACGGTTTAGTGTTTACTAAATCAATCTTTCTATCATCCATCATCTTGGATGCGTACCTTGAAGTTTCACAATAAGACCAACCAAGCTCTCTATATTCTTTCCTGATTTGTCTTTCGTAGTCGTGACCCTTCCTTCTGTTTGTGTTTGACATAAAATATACTTAATACTGCTATCAAACCAATAGCAATAAATTTAATTAACTTTTTTTTAAACATAATATTCTTTTAAAAATTTCCTCAACAACATCAACTGTTACAGCATTACCACACATCCTATATCTTTGTGTATCAGAAATCAAACCCTTTGTTCCGTATTTTGTCCAGTTATCAGGAAAACCTTGTAATCTTTCACATTCTATAGGGGTAAGTCTTCTTATGTTATTTTCAAATGAATTTATTAAAACATAGTCAGAATCTGAGGGATGCCTATGATAACTTGCAATTACTGTGGAAGCATAATTACGTTTTTTTAGATTACCTCTTTTATCAATTACTTTTATATAAGTATCATCATTACCCATTTTGTGTATTCTACTGCTTATAGTTCGTGTATGTGTATTTTGCTTACTTGTTGATTTCCTTGTTTTGTTCCAGATCTTTTCAATAAAGTTGAGATTAGTTTCTGTGATAGGAAATATTTTTTGTTTACATCTTTCTGCAATACATCCGACAAGATAGATTCTCTCTCTATTTTGGGGTAAAAACCATTTTGTGTTAAGCAGTTGCCATTCAAGTCTATAGCCCCCAATGTTGGCAAACGCTTTGATAATTGCCCAAAAGTCTTCGCCATTGTTTGAGGAGAACGTTCCTTTAACATTTTCCCAGATAAAAAAACTAGGTCTGCATTGAGAAATGAGTTTAATTGCTTCTGAGATAAGACTACTTCTTTGTCCTTCCAACCCACGTCTTTTTCCAGCCAAACTAAAATCTTGACAAGGACTTCCGAAAGTGATGATGTCGATTTTTGGTAATTTTTTTGGTTGAATATTTTTAACTGATCCATAGTTTATAGAATTTTTGAAATGATATTTATATACCTGATTTGCATATTTATTGATGTCGCTGTTTAAATGCTTTATCGGTTTGTCATATACATTTTCTAGTGCTAATGAAAAACCACCTATTCCACTAAACAAATCTAATATTGTCATTTTTTTTTACCATCTCTTTCTACAAATAAAGCATAACCCAAATAACAGTAGTTGATAACATCTGCAAACCTGGAATGTATTGGTTCACTCTTTTTAAGGTTAGCGTTTTTAAGGTGAGCATAAATACTTTGTATTTGTTTCTCAAAGAATGTTGCCCATACTTTCATATCAGATGTTTCTAATCTTTCTGCTGTGCTTTTAAAGTTTGCAAGAACATCTGTATCTTCATTTGTATATTCAGGTCTTTTACTTACCATTATATCAAATGAATAATCATTTAATTGTTTTACTAGCTTATCAAATTCTGTCTGTGTCATAATACTTTTTTTAAAATGTCATACTTTACTGGATCAAGTTCTTTGATCTTACTTAAAAAGATCAGTTGTTCTTGATTAGCTTTTTCTCTTTCTTCATCGGTAGAATCAATACCAAGATTACATTCAATCTTTGCCATTGCTTCCATAAGAGAATCTATCTTTGCTTTCACTTGTTTATTGGTATTGTAACTTCCAAAGATTTCTCTTTTTTCGTGTTGTGATAAATCATCAGTTGTTGGTGTCATATAATATTTTTAAAAAAAACATTTAAATCATAATCTTTAGTATTATAAAAATCAATAAAAGCAAAGGTGTCTCCTGATGTATATTTTTTTGCTTTATTATATGATTCTAAATAATTTTCAAATTGTATTTCATTTAACTTATTAGGGGTTATCCAAACATTATCAACTATAGGTAAATTAATATTACTTACTTTACAATGAAAACTATTCATATTTTGAAAAACAATATCATCTAAAAATGATATTTTTTTGTTTTTGTTGACAATAAGTATTTTTGTATTAATTTTTTCTTGTAAGGCTTTGTAATGATTATACACTTTTTTTTCAATTCCACTTGAATTTTTTATTTCAACATAAAAAGACTTATCATTATAAATTATAGAATAATCAGGTTCAAATCTGATATATAAAGATAAATTATCTTGTAAGTTTTTAATTGATTCTTTATACAAATAATTATTAAAATTTTCATATCCAGTAGTAATAAACGGAATCTTGTTTTCTTTAAAAAAAGATTCTGTAAAAACACTTAAAATTTTACCTTTTAAAATTCTGTTTTTAAAATTGTTTCCCATAAAATTTTATATTATTATCGATTCCTCTATTTATAATGTCAATGCAATATTTTTTTTCTAATTCTGCATTATATGATATTCTATTCATTTTATCACACATTAGTAGCGTAGTACCTGAACCTGCAAAAATATCTATAACGCAATCTTTTTCATTAGTGAAAAGATTTAATATTTCACTCATATATTCATAAGGCTTTCTTCCTTTATGTTTTGTGTCATCGGATTCATTTATTTTTATTGTTATTGTAAATAAATCTTGACTCATTCTGACTTTTTCATATGAAAATATAGATGTTTTTATATAATTAGAATAACCACATTTGCCGTGTGTCATTCCGTTTTTTATATAGCAAATATTTTCCCACACATAAGGTAAATTGGTTTCTTTATAAAAATTAAAAGCATTCCAACCACCAGCAGTTACTGCAAATATTTTGCATTTATTTATAAATTTATCTTGTTGCCATTTAAAATTATGATCCCAGTCATCTACACCAGCGTTATAAGGTGGGTCTGCAAATACTAATGAAGCATTAGGTAAATAATTATAAAAATCATTATCTAAATTAGAACCAAAATATAAAAAATGATTACCAATTTTATTCCAACCTTTTTCTATGTCTTTTATAAAATTATTATTAGATAATTTTATTTCATTTATTTTATTAATTCTATCCTCTTTTTGTTTTTTCTTTTCTTCTTTTATTGTGTCTTTATCTGCTTTATCTATACTTATTTTACCATCATATAATTTCTTTTTAACTTCATCAGATGCTCTTTCTTGTATTCTTTTTACTTTGTCTAAAGTACCGTGTGATACTTGTGCTAAATTTGCAATTTCTTTTCTCGTGTTTATTTTATCAATAGGATTTGCCAGATTTGGCAAACCCTTACCAAAATTTTCTCCACTAAGTTTTGAATTTAATTTTGCTTTGTTACTATAATGTTCTTCATATTGTAGTGCTAAAATGCTTCTTTGATATTTATTTAAATTTCTTCTACCTAATTGATTTAATATCATCCAACCTTTTACATTTTCATCGCTATTAAACTGCATTTCAATAGTCTTATAATCTAAATTATGTTTTTGTGCAATTTCATATCTATTATGACCGTCAATAATATAACCTTGCCAAGTAACGATAGCGTCTCTTATACCATATTCTAAACAACTTTTTTCAAGTTCTTTGTATTCACTATCTTTTAATTTGAATATTAAAGTTTTAAATTCTTCTTTTATCTGTAACATATTATAATATCAAACTTCCATCATCATTAACATTATCCCAGTAAAAACCTGAAATGTGTTTTTTATCAATATATTTTTTCCAAGAATCAAATGCAATTCTCCAAGCTAGTTTACCTTTATCTATGAGATCATCTGACAAAGAATATACTGCAACATCAAATGGGTATCTGTTCTCAATAGCTATGAATCTAAATGATGCAGGATCATAACCTAACATCTCAGAATAGAAACACGCTTGTAAGTGATAAGCATAGTTATAGATAGCACTTCTAAACGCTTTAGGTGAAGCATCTTGACACGTTTTAATGTCAATGATATATCTACCTTTTTTGATGCCATCAGGTCTAATACGTACTGGTACGTCTTCATACGTACCGTAATAACTATTCTCTATTTCATCTAAGGTAAATAACAACTTGTTTGCGAGTTCATTGTTCATTGCGTTTTGTGCTATCTGATCTAAAGAATCCTTTTCCTCACCTGATACCACAATCTTATCAGGGTTATCAGATATAAGTTGTTTCTTATATTCTTTATCTTTTTTTGTTCTAAGGTTTAGGTTTTTGGGTAATGCTAATATTTCTTTCTTTTCAGGTTCTAAAAGTACGCTATGAACTGCACTACCAAAGTTCATTGCAGGTGTTGATACGAATTGTTCTTGGTTAAGGTAATGATATACAGACTTCTTGTAAATCGTTTTAAGACCACTAGCAGAGATGCTATCGTGTGAATGATATTCTAGGTTGCTATCTTTCTTTTTAATCATCTAGTTCGTTGATTTTGTTTTTGAAATAATAAATTCCATATAATACGATAGGACTAAAAGCAAAAATATTAAGTAAGCTAGGATGCCAAAGTTCACCACAGAAACCAAAGAGATGTCTAAAAAATTCTATCATAATCAAAAAGTACCACCATCATCACCGATTATTAACCACTTACAATGAGAAATGAATCAGGTGGTACATAATAAAACTAAACTAAATGTATGAAAAACTAAAACGGTAACCCACTATCATCAGCAGATTGCGTTTCAGTCTTACGCTTTATCTTGCTTGGATCGTTCCAAACAACATTAACATTTTTACCAAACTTATCAGGCTGTTCTTTTTTAGATATTCTCAACCTTACAAATTTATTACCTTTATAATCTTCTACAACGTTAGGATTTTGTTTAATCTTATCAAGATTCAAAGTCACGTTGAAGAACTCTCCATACTGACCCGTAACGGTCTTACCACTACCTAAGTAAATTGTATCACTCATATTAATTATTTATTTTAAAAGTTTATTGTTAATATTTTGTGCTACCTTTCCGTTAGCACACCAATAACCAAACTGTGATGCAGTTTTAATTATATCACCTTCGGTTATGTCTTCGCAGTTACCACCAGTCTTTAAATTCCAAAAGTCAATAGATGCTTTTAATGATGACTGTCTTATAATCTGATTCTGTGTATCATTCATAGTTCGCATATTAAGGATTTAATAAAACCGATTTTAACCATTGATTCTAATTCACTAACTTTTAGAGAACCAGGATCATTAAACTTGTTATGTAACGTCATAGGTGTAACACCCATCTTTTTCGCTAATGTTAGCTTCGTCATACCAAGTTCTTTTAATCTATATTCTAGTTGCAATCTTTGTAACATAAGGACAAATCTAAATAAAAATATATTTATATTCAACTATTTCTTTTTATTATTGAAAAAAATATTTTAAATTGCTTCAGAAAGGAAACACTTACCTTCAATATATATATTAATTTATTTCTATTATTTTCTCTATAAAGAAAATAATAGAAATAATAAATCTATAGATATAACTAATAGATATAATAATTATAAAATAATAAATTTTTTTGAATTTTTAATAACGCAACAAATGAAAAACAACGCAAAGGAAAAAATTAAAAGTGAGGCGATGGTTTCTTTGAAAGTTGAAGAGTTGATGACAGACTTTGAAACTGCTGAAGCTACCTTCCGATTCGCTGACATATCAAGTAAAAGAAGCAAGTACAATCGTGATATTGATGAGGCGTTCTATAACCACGCTAAAAGCTACATAGAGAAACTCTGTAAGCTACTTGTCTTAGTCAATGCAGGTGAGATGTACCATCTTCACCATTATAGACAAGCATTGATCAAACATAAAAAAGATATAAACAAGGTGTATGAAAAAATAAATGATATAAAACTATGAAGGGTAAATTGCAGATAGTTGATTTCGATGATGTATTAAAACGTGACGATAATGCTAAAGAATGTAAAGAGGTATATGTGAATGATGTAAGGGATAAGCTAGACACCTTCTTTAAAGATGGTTATGAACTCGGACAACCATCTTATATAGATAAGCTAAACGGTATTTTTTCTTGGAGAAAAGGATTCTTATACTGCTTTAGTGGTTATCCACAATCAGGAAAGTCAGAGTTCATAAATTATGCAATGCTACTAAGGGCAAAACATTATGAAGATAAAGTAGTAATGTATTCACCTGAAACAAATACGTACGAGCTGATAACAAATTTAGCTAGAGCATACATAGGAAAGAACGTAAATCCTGAGTTTGATAACGTTTGCACAGAAAAAGAATACAATAAAGGATTAGATTTTATTCAAAATCATTTTGTGTTCTTAGAAAATCAAGAAGAATTACCATCGGTAGCAGGGTTACTAAACACTTTTGAAAGATTATCAGGAAAAGGATTTGATTGTTTTGTGATTGATCCAATGAACTGGTTAGTGGAATCAAATGTCGGAGAAACAAATCTATATAATTATTTAAAAGTATCACTCACTAATCTTAAAATGTTTGCTAAGAACTTTGATAAGATAGTTAGCTATATAGAACATCCAAAAACACCATCACCAGTAAAAGGTAAGATACCACAAGCTACTGCTTTCTCATTAGCAGGTGGTACTATGCACTTTAACAAAGTCGATTGTATGGCACTTCTTCATAGAATGACAAAAGAAGATTTAGAAGATAAACTATCAAAGGGTGATTTATTATCAAGACAATTAGATAATCTTGATAATAATATTAACTTTGTTGAGTTTGAAACAGTAAAGATGAAATCTCAAAGGCTGAATGGTAAGTTAGGCACTCAGCTCTTAGAATATGATTTTATTACTGGTAGGTTTAAATAAATAATTAATTATGACAAAAGATCAGGCATTACAACTTTTGGTGTCCGTTTGCGAAAAAGCATCAAAATCAGGTTTATTCACATTATCAGAATCTAGTCTTGTGTTACAAGCACTAGAACAGTTTGGTGTACAACCACCGCAGGTAGAAGATTTGAAACAAGATGAGGTGGAAGAACAAAAATCAGAAACAAAAGAAGTCAAAGACTAAATATCTTTTTATCTCTGACGAATGTGATATACTAGGTGAATCACAAAATATTTGCGATACGGTTAGAAAACTGTGGACTTATTTTAAATGTGATTCACAGAGTATATTTATAGCTACTTCACCAAGAATTAAAACACATCAGATAAGAGAAAAATCAATATCTCTCACAGACATCAACAACAATAAAACATATAAATATCTTAATAAAGTTATTACAAGAAGTGAATTTATCTTACTTTTAGAATGTGATAACAAAAGGCAAGACCAAAGTCATAAGAGAAATTGAAACATTTATCTTGCGTTATAAGGAGAAAGCACTAGAACACCAATACCACAATAACGATGATGTTAAATGTTATAAACGCATTTACGCATTAGCAGAACTCTTTCCAGTAAACGAGAAATATCAAAGAAGATTACCTGAAATAGAATGGCAGATAAAGCAGTTATGGTTGCTTTATTACTATTATAAACAGAGAATTGATGGTAAAAACTTTAAGTATAATCAAATCGTAATAAAATATTCTTAATTTTGTATTATGCCAACAAAAACCAACATATTAAAAAACAACTTAATCAATGCTCTTGAAAAGCATTTGGGTGTTGTTACATCTGCTTGTAAAGAGGTAGGATGCAATAGATCAACTTTCTATAAGTATTATAACAACGATTCTAAATTTAAAGAGAAAGTAGATGAATTACAGAATGTTGCGTTAGATTTCGTAGAATCAAAATTGTTTAATCAGATACAAAATGATAACCCAACATCAACAATATTTTATTTAAAGACTAAAGGCAAAAAGAGAGGATATATAGAACAACAAATACTTGAACATAAGGGTGGGATAGAAAGCAAACTTATTGAATGGAAGCCAGTAGAAAAGAAACAATAGAATGTAATACGCAATTCTATCAAACAGTCAATTCAGACAAAAGAATTATAGTACATCAAGGTGGTAGTAGATCAGGCAAAACCTATGCTATCTGTCAATATCTTATTTACTTGCTTACTACAAGAGAAAAGAGATTAGTCATCACCATAGCTAGAAAGACATTACCTGCACTCAAAGGATCAGTATTTAGAGATTTTATGGAAATAGCAGATAAGGTAGGGATCACATATTTTGCTGAAATCAATAAAGCAGAAATGACATTTAAATACAAGAATCATCTTGTAGAGTTTATATCATTAGATAATGAGATGAAAGTAAGAGGTAGAAAACGTACACATTGCTTCTTAAATGAAGCAAATGAGTTCTTTTTAGAAGACTTTAATCAGTTATCATTAAGAACAACTGAGAAGATGATACTTGACTTCAACCCATCTGATGTGATACATTGGATATATTCAGACATATGCACTAGGGATGATTGTGATACTTACATTACTACATTTGAAGATAATGCGTTCCTTGACCCTGAAATCAAAAAAGAAATATTAAGGATGAAAGTAAGAGATGCAGACAGATGGAGAGTATATGGATTAGGAGAACGTGCTACATTTAAAGAAGGTCAGATATTCGATAACTGGAAATGGATAGATTATAATGAGTTTGTTGATAAGAATAGTTCTGAAATAGTTTATGGTCTTGACTGGGGATACAGTAATGATCCTACTGGTATTGTAGAGGTAAGAAGAAAGAACGATAGACTGTATGTACACGAACTTCTATACAAAAAAGGTCTAACAAACCAAGACATTTACAACGAGATAAAGAATCTTGGATTAGAAGAAGAATTATTCATTTGCGATAGTGCAGAGCCTAAATCACTAGAAGATATGAAAAGACTAGGATTGTATTGTAAACCATCTACTAAAGGATCAGGGTCAGTTATGAATGGTATTCAGATCATAAAAGAATACGATGTTTTTGCTTCTAAGCAAAGTAAAAACCTACTTCAAGAATACCAGTATTATATATGGGAATCCAATAAAGACGGTCAGACAATAAACAAAATAAAACAAAATGGTATGGA